AGTTCGCTTATCTTTTTTTTAAACTCCATTTCTCGTTCTTCCATATCTGTTTTATAGCTGTTCAGTTTAAACCTTACCTTTTTAAGTTCGTCTTCTAAATGTTGGAGCTTAATATCTTGTGTCATTATAAATATTCTATTTTCTTTATGCAACCGATTGGAAAACAAGTCAATCCACCCACAGTAAGTCCATCTTCATCTTCAGAAAAAGAAGTAAATAACCATAGCTTAGTTTTTGTTTTTTTAAAGATATAACCGGTATCTGTGCAAGTTGCGATATCATGTTTTAAAACATCATCTTCATGTGTCCATGCCTCCTCAGATTGACAGATATCCCACCAGTGAAGTCGACAATGTTTATATTTTATTTTGCTTCCAAAATTCTTCATAAAAATCGTTAGGTGTAACTTGGTTTTTAGTTTTCTCTTTGATTGCTTTCATAATTTTTTGATGCGGAATACGACCACCATTAACATACCTTGAAACATTAGTTGCAGGGTTAGTATTATCAATATTTAAAAATTTACCGACTTCTTTTTGAGTCATTTTTTTCTTTGCAATCCATTCTTTTAGCGTCATTGACGAAATCATTACCAAAAAAGTTAATTATTTCAATAAAAATATGTTTGACAAATCGGTGAATTATGTGTATTACACTTTTTAAACAACTATGAAATCAAGAGAACAGATTATTTTAAGCTTAAATGGCGGAGAAGGATTAAAACATTTTTCTTTTTCTCAATTACGTGGGTCTATCGGAATGTGGATTGTTGATTATATGTGTCGTTCACAAAAACAAAGACGTGCAGATAAAAAAAATTACAGACTTGGGTTTGGAAGTATTTGCTCTAATGTAGTTCAAGAAACTAGAGGTAAATATATTTATGATGGAGATAAAAAAAGATTAGCAACAAATAATTATAATAAAGCTTTTGAAAAAGAATATAGTGATTATTTATTAACTCCTTATAACGATCAAGATAAAGAGATTAGAGAAAACATAACAGATAAAATACATAGCACAGCAAAAAATATTGATAAAGCAGTAACAAATATTTTTTCAAATAAAGATTTAGTTTGTGAAAGATATGTTGATATGTGTCCCCAAGATTTATGGATCGGATTTACTGGAAGATTAGATTACGAAATACCTCAAGCTTTCGGAGAGTGCAAAACCAAACCACCAAAAGCTGTGAGAAGAAAAAAAGGATTAAGTTTTAATAAACAGCAACTACCTAAAGAACCTGACCCATATAATATTGAGCAGGTTGCTTTTTACAGATTTGCAAGTGGCAAAGAACCATTTTTATTTTATGCAAACGAAGAAGATTATATTATATTTGATAACAGTCATCCTGCTTTATACGATGATCATCTTGAGTATTGCGTTAATCAATTATTTAATAAAGCAAAAACTATTCAGAGATTACTTGAAGTAAGTAATGGCGAACCTAAAATTATGGCAGAGTTCGTTGAGAAACCAAGTTTAACAGATTGGAAAGCCAAAGAGTTAAGCTCGGAACAAATACAAATAATAAACAAACTATGGAGGTAAACTATGTCTTGGCTAGTATATAAAACAAAAGTCGTTGGTACTTATATTTTTATTTATGCACAAAAAGTATGGGGTTTGTTACCAGGCTAAACAAAAACAACAACAAAGGAACACATGGAAAAAAATATATATCAAAAATTACATGAAGCTTGTTTAAACGCAGGCATTGTAAAAAAAGCAGATAAGAAATCAGGTATGCATTTTAATCCATTGTTACATGACGATGTTCAGGAGGTAGCTGTTCAAGCTTTATTGAATCAAGGATTATATCCTACTTGCAGCTACCAAACCTCAACTCAGAATGATCATGTCTTAGTCATTTGTACGCTTACAGTGACGGATGTGGATGCACCATCTAATAATATTATTATAGATGGATGCTCGGCAATGGGTGATCTTGATAAATTTGGAACAGGACAAGCTATGTCTTATTCTAGAAAATATGCCTTTTTAAATCTGTTAAATATAAAAACTGGCGTTATTGATGATGATGGATACAAAGCCACGTCATTTAATAAAAACAAAAAATCTTCAAAAGGCAACGGAGATTGGGAAACAGTGTCAGTCAAAGAAATTATTGATAGCATTAAAGCTTCAAAAAATTGGAGTGATTTAAGTTTTGTTAAAAATATAAAATATAAATCGTGCTTTGATAATGCAATAAAACATCATCCTGCTGTTTATAAAGAGATTATGAATCATTATGAACAAAAAGAAATGATGTTCAAACAATAAGGAGGAAACGTGGATAATATATATGTAAAGCTTATCCCAAATCATCCAAAGCTCGATCAAGTAATGCACGAGATTATGGATGAAAAAATAAGTAAAGGAGACAACACACCTTTATTTGTTGCGCCTAAAAATCCAAAATCACCAGAAGGAAAGAATTGGACCATTGGCACAAAAATCGGAGAAAATTGGTATAATCAATCAGGATTTGGTGACACTCAAGATGAAGAGACACACGATGGTGGATTGGAAATTAGATTTACCGGAGGTGTAAATGTATTGTTGAAACCTCAAAATAGTTCTCCAGCTAAATCAGCACCACCAAGACCAGGATACTCACAAAATAAATCATTTGCGAGAACTGGTACTTATGGTAGAAGATAACTTAGTTTTTCTTTAAACTTTGTTTATTGTTTAGACATCGTGAGGCGGAGTTGGACCTTATATCCTTTTGGTTCTTTCTTTTAGTTGTTTCTTCGCCTCACACCCCCTGTTATGAAATATTCTAAAGATAAAATAGTCGATCAGATTGTAAAAAAAATCTTAAAAAGAGATTTACAAGGTCAAAAAAAATTTCCAAAAACTATGTGTAAAAACAATAAAAGTATTATACTTTGGATTAATGATGCAATAGAAGAAGCGTTAGATATGGTTATGTATTTACAAAAAGTTAAAACAATGATCACCAAATCGGATATTGACAAAAAGGATAAAAATAATGTATAAAAGAATAACGCATGGCACTTGTGATTTTTCTTATGAAGAATTATTTGATGATGTGCAAAAGGCTGCAAGCGCAGAGAATAAAGGTAAGTTTGTAGAATGTGGAGTAAGTAACATTAAAGTTAACTTTACAAAAGTGAGGGAAGATGGATGTAAAGAAAATAAAACATCTCAAGGAACAACAGCACAAGGAGCTGGAACTGATGAGAAAAAATAAAAGAATGTTTTATAAACATCAGAATAGACAGCATCATTTAGGTGTTTTGCTTGAGAAAGAAAAAAATAAACAGTTAAGTTTCGCACAATAACTTAACGTACAAAAAACAATTTAAAGTTGTTTACAACTAAAAAGGATTCTATGCTCAAAAGAGAAGTTGAAGAAATTAAAATTAAATTAAAAAATAATGGATATCAAGCAAACAAAGCTGATAATTTTATGTATCGTGTAGGTTTTAAGACAGGATATAAAATTGCTTTATTACACCAGAAAAAAAGAAAAGAAAATTATACAACAGATCTTATGAAAGAATTACGTCAAGAAAAAATACAAACAGAAAATGTTGTGAATCCCAATTTAAAAGCAGTAAATTTAATTTTACAGGAAGTAATGGATTGTACTAATATTGGTAGAAAAGAATTATTTTCGACATCAAGACCAGCTCACATATCAAGCGCAAGATCTTTGTGCTTTGTTTTGTTACGTGAATTACTCAATATATCTTTACCTAGAATAGGATATTTGGTTGGCAATAAAGATCACACTACAGTCATTCATCATTTGCGATCAAAATATTTGCAAAAAGGTTTATGGAAACCTCAATACAGAATTTGGATAGATTACCAAGAGTTAAAAAATAAATTAGAAAAAACAATTAACTAAAAGATCTAAATCTTTTTACTTTCTTTGCAATTGATCTTGGTTGTTTTGAAAATTGTTTACCTTTTCTTTTAGCTTTTCTTTTAGCGGCAGTAGTTCTAGCATATTCTTCAGCAGATAAAGCTTTAATAGCAGATTCAGGTAAATACCTTTCTCCGGTTTCAGAACTTTTTTTACCAGACTTGGTTCTCCATTTTTGTTTTGACCAAGCCATTAAACTTCTTTGTGTTTTTTTTATAGTCATTATTTAGAATGTATTTTTTGCACAGAAAATTTTGCCATCAATGAAGCACCCTTGTGTGACTTAAATTTACCAGTGTGTTTCATTAATTTAAAAGTTTTACCACTTTTCATCCAGTGAAAACCTTTGGGTGCTTTAACAGATTTCATCATCTGTAACCTCCTCCTTTTGCTTTATACATCTTTGCTAAAAGTTGCGCTTTTCTCGCACTCCATTTACCACTAGCAGTCCCTTGCACATTACGTGCAAGGATGCTTTTAAACAATCGCTTTCGCATTGTAGGTTTGGTGTAATTACCAGCTTTATTAACTTGACTTTTTTTTGCCATATTTTCTTAACATTGAAAAGTCTGCAGCAGTAATACTATCTCTAGGTTCTGCAACACGAGCAATCTTCATTTGTTTTTTTGTATATTTTTTTTTATTTTTACCTGGCATTATTTTTTTTTCTTTATGCCTTTTTTCTTTTTAGCCTTTTTCATCATTGGCTTTTTTTTCATCATTTTTCCGTACATTGTTTCTCCTAACATAGTTATCAAAACAACTGCCATCTTTTCCGCTATGACAGAAATGTTTGTGTTCTGCATTTATAATCCATCCATTATCTATATTCAATAACTCTTTATTGCACTCTTCACAATAACCGCAAATAAGGACTCTTTTCTTAGATTTATTCCAAGTTCTTTTTACCACTTTTTACAAGACCAATACCTTGCGCTTAACTTGTTAGTTGCAGTTGCACAGCGATGTCTTGCTCTAAATGATTTCCGTCTTGCAGGTGATGATTTTTTGATCGTCATGTTAGCATCCCCGTAGCGAATAAGCTTGACTCGGTTTCCTACCTTTGCCAAGACCGCAAATTTTTTAGTCTTAGTTCTTGCGTTCTTAGGTTTATTGTAACCTGAAAACTTTTCACCTCGGTATGTAATTGCCATTATTTTATCTCACCATCTTTTTTATTATTAAAAAACTTTTCTTTTCTTTTGTCAGCTTCGATTTCTGCAATCCATTTTTTAGTTTCAGGATCTTCAGGATCTTTAGAAATATATGATTTATGCATATAATCTAAAAACAATATAATAGATGCAATAAAAATCAGTGCATCAATCATTTTAATTTAATAAAGGATTTTTATTTGATGCCTTAAACTCTTCGATGTTTAATTTTAATACTTGAATTTCTTTACCCATAATAGCTAACTCTTTATTTTGTTTTTCTATTTTAATATTTTGCGCAGCAATTTCTTTGACCAGTGGGTTTAAATCAATTTCAGCTAACGAGCTAATTTGTTCTTGCATTTTTCCATAAGTAATAAAGCCTGCACCAATTGCACCAACAACACCGATAAGTGCTGCAATAGCTGCTAAGTTATCTTGTAATTTTTTAACCATTTTTTAATACCTCTATTTCTCGTTTGAGTCTTTCTCTTTGCAATCGCATTTTCTGTATATTAAGCTGCATTTTAAAAATCGGATCTGATCTTTGATACGACTCCAAATTTGCTGTATATATTTTCCTATCATCTCTGATATTTGGTTGATTTTTATAAATATTTTTTGTTTCATAGAAAGGAATATTATATACATCTAACAAAGAATTATCAACCATTGCTCTCATCTTAAATATATTTTTAATTGTTAAGTTTTTGCTAACATCCTTGACTTGTTGATCAATTTTATCCATAGTTTGTTGCAATGAAAAAATTTTGGAATCACTTAAAGGTTTGTCGTCTTTGCCAGTTGCATTTAATGATGTTCGTTGTTTTGATGTCTCTTCTTGTTTGGGATTATTTTCTTCCGAAACGACCTGTTCCTGTTTTTGTTGTTCCTGAGTCTCTTTTTGAACAACTGTTTTTAACTCCTGGGATAAAGATTTAGAGTTTTCTTTTTTTGGCGTTTGTTTATTTTCAATAGACATTGTTTTTATAGTTTCTTTCGGTGTCTTCAATTCAGGTTCTTTACTATTAAAATTTGTTTCCGTAACCTCAAAACTAAAAATTTCTTTTAATTTTACTTCTTGTTTTAAATTTATAACTTCTTCTAATTTTTTAAATTCTTCTCTTATTTCATTGTTAAAAGTTACAAGCTCAGTTTGTACTACCGGTGGCAATGGTGAGTAATTAATATCTAAAAGGGTAGCTGTAAGTTCAGCACCTAATAAGTTTGGTCCAACTGCACCTGTTGCATTAACATTGTTTCCATCGACACCTGTCCAAGTCCAGTCCCAATTTCTAGCACCAGCGCCATTATGGGTAACCGTATCAGTATAGGTAAAAGTGTTACCATAGTATCCGGCATCATTGTTTCTGTTTTGTGTTACAGTTGATAAGACTTGATTATTTACATCTTTAATATTTACAGTTGTGGAATAGCTATCTCTTCCATTGGTTGCTTGTCCGCATTGATGAGCTGATCCTATCCATTCACAACTTTGTACTTCTGTTGTTGAGTCTAATCTAACAC